CGCCATTTGTCGAAGCTCCGCGCGCCGGTGTAGCCGAGGTAGCCGGCCCCGAACAGCCACCAGAGCGACTCCGGAATGGCGCCGAGCAGACGGCCGATGTTGTCGGCTGCCTGCGTGACCTGGGCCGGAAACCAGATGCCGAGGATGCCGCCCGCGAACGCCGCCGCGATGACTCCATACATAAGGTAGAGGAACGTCGGTCGGGCGCGGCTGGTCCACGGATCGGCCGACTGCGCCTCGCCGAGAATGGCGGACATCGAAATCTTGAGCTCGTCGAGGGTTCCGGCCTGCTGCTGCTTGAGGAGCTCGAGCTTGGCCGCCTCCCGCTGCGCTGGATCCTGGATCACCTTGTCGAGGATCTTCAGCCCCACGCCGATGACGTCGTCGATTCCGAACATGCTAGCCTCGCCGTATCAAGTCGCCGATCCGTTGGGCGCGCGCGCCGACCTGCCGCGCCCACACGCTGTCGAGCGCCGCGTCGCCGGCGGCGCCGTAGTCGCCGGTCCGCAAGGCCGCGAGCATCGCGGCGAACCCGCTCACCCGCGGCCAGCCCATGTTGAAGGTCATGTTGAGCAGCGCGCGCCGGCGCGGCTCCGACAACGATCGCCACCACGGCGCGTTGCGGTCGAGGTCGGCCGTCGCACCCGCAATGTCGTTCCCCGCCAGCAGAAGCGCCTCTCCGCGCGCGATGCCGCGCTCCGAGAGATTGCGCCCGATGCCGATGGTGATCTTGCCAACGGAATCGACGTAGGGGTGCAGCCGTAGCCCTTCGTCCCGGATCAGGTCGCGCAGCAGCGCGTCGCCGTCACCGGCGGCGCTCATCGCTGCCGTCCTTCGATCCGCGACACGCGATCGCTGAGCCGATCGAGCCGGGCGCTTTGGCTCTCCTGGCGGCGCTCGATGCGGGCGAGCGCATCGTCCTGCTCAGCGTCCTTCGCCGCATTGGCAACCGCGCGAATGTCCAGCATGCGCTCGATCCGATCCAATGTGCCGCGCAGGTCGCGGTACTCCTGCCATGCCCACGGCACGGCGTAATAGCCGATGCCGGGAACGCCGACCAGCAGCACCGCGGCGCAAAGCTGGATCGCTGCGTTCGAGAGCGCGCGACCGCCGTCGCAGCGGCCGGTGATCACGCGCGCGAGGAGTGCGAGGAGGCTCAGCACGGGGCGGATTCCGTCAGCCCCGGATCGGTTCCCTGGGTTGGCCATGGTGCGTTACTCCGGTAAGGTAAGTGGGCGCCTCAAACGACGGGCAGTTCAACCGGCCAAATTGCCTTGAGCTCGTCCACCGTGGTCGCTCTCGATAGGTCGAGCCCCGCTGGCGAATCACGCAAAATCTGCTTCTGCAACTCCAATTCGGCGACGGTTTGTCTTTCGCTATCCGTTGCGCTCCCGGCAGCCACGCGCTTCAGCACAGACGTATTCGCCGCATCCATCGCGTTCAGCTTTGCGTTGCGAGCCGCACGAAGCCGCGTCAGATGGATAGCCCGCGCCTTTGACATGTCGACGGAAACAACCTGCGTCGGATGCTGTTGCCATGCATCGCGGAACGAGCGATCAGAGGGTATTTCCGATACGTCGTGCATCGTCACGCCGGTAGCATCTTTTGGAACGTCCCTGGCGATGACCTCTGCAATTGATCGACTAGCATAAGGAATGACGACCGAAAGACCGCCGTCAGGGCGCGTGTAGAGGATACATTTGCTCATGCTCTAGCTCCCGAAGATGGCGACGCAGTTCACGGCGTTATCCTGAAGAACACCGTTGTTCGTTGAAAGATTTTGAACCCGCAAAGATGACACGCTGCGCGAAACCTCTGACAATGTGTTGTTGTTGCCCGCGGTTACCTGCTTGGTGCCGTGAGTCCAAGCAAAACTGGCGTTGGGCAGAGCGCTGACGAAGTTGATCGTGTAGTCACCGATTCCGTTGTCAGTTATCGACGACACGTTGAAACCATCTTGGACGGCAATGGTGCCAGTACCGTTGAAATTCACCCAGACTTTTGCGAGTTGCTTTGCGTTGAGCGTCCCCACCTGCGCGGTGATCGCCTGCTTGACGCGCTGCGGCGTCATCAACTTGTCGCCGGCCGCTCCGGCCTCGGCTTCCGCCTGCGAGGCGATGGCGCCCACCGCGATCTTCGCGAACGCCAGGAAGCCATCCGCCATCTTCGCCAGGCCAGCAACGGTCGCGGCGAGGAAGCCGTCCGCGACGTTGTCCGTGGTCACCGCGCCGGCCGCAATCTTCGCCGTCGTGATCGCCCCATCCGGGATCGCCGCCCCCGCCCAATCCGCCGCCGTCCACGAATCCGGGTTGGGATCGACGTCGGGGATCAGGGTCGTTCCGAACTGCGAGGCCAGCACCTTCGACGTCGTGCTGTCATCGAAGGTGTCGGCGGCGTCGCTGTTGATCGTGACCGCGTTCGCATCGGCTGTGGTCTTCTTGACGCCGATCGTGAACGGCAATGACAAGGCCGAGATCTTCGGCAGGATGAACGTGATCGCTCCGCCTGAGGTGTCGCAGTTGTAGAGCCGGCCGCTGTCGGCAGCGGCGATCGCGATCGGGCTCTGCGCGGCGGTCACGAACACGACGTCGGAAAAGCCGACGCTCGCCGCGGCCGCTTCGGCCGCGAGCGCACTCGTCGCGGCGTTGGTTTCGGACAGGACCGCGGCGTTCTTTGACACCAGCGCGGCGGAAGCGCTCGCCGCCGCCGCGCTCTGACTGGCGAGTGCGGCGGCGGCCGAAGCAGCCGCATCGGTCGCGCCGCTCTCCAACTCCGCCAGCGTCTTCGCCGATACGGCCGGCGCCCCGGCTCCGTCGAACGCCAGCACGCGCCCGGCGCGAGCGATGCTGCCCGGCAGCGTGGGATCGAGCGTCGCGGCGTCGGTCTTGGGGAATTTCAGGGCGCGGTCGGATTCCTCGCCCAGCTCCTGGCCGATCATCGTCAGTCGATCGAGTGCCTTCTCATGGGTGTCCGCCGGAAACGGATCGTTGGGCGTGTAGTCGGTCTCCTGCACCCGGGCCGTGCTGCGGCGGATCACCCATTGCACGGCGGCCAAGGGCGCGCTCGTCGCAGTCACCGTTCCCGCGCCTCCGTTGCCGCCGGCGACGGTATAGTGAGTGCCGAGCACGCGGAGAATCTCGCTGCCCGCTGCCGCGTCGCGCTCGATGACCTCGAGCTCGTCGGCGGCGAAGAATGGAAACGGCACGGTGAACGCTGTGGTGATGCCGTCGCCGGTGTAGGCGACGCGCGTTGTCGTAGTGGAGATGGTCATGTCCCTGCCTCGATGATCACGAGCGAAAGCGGCTCAGTTGGCTGATGGCGAGCGTCGCGGCACGCAGGCCCGCCTGCGAGGTTCCGGTATCGACGCGTCCATAGGGGCCCAGCGTGCCGCCCCACTGCGCGCGCTGGGCGGCGAGTTCATTATCGGCAGCGACACCGGCGAGCACGTCGGCGGGTGAGCCATCCAGCGTGATGCCGGCCCGCGCCAAGCCGATGCGCGCGGAGGACAGCTTGGCCTCGCCGCGCGCGCGGATGTCGTCGGCCGCCGCCTGAGCGCGATCACGGGCGATAGAGTCGCGCTGGCGGAGCGCCGATGCTTGGGCGCGGGCTGTCTGGATTCCCTGCACGGCGGACGCCGCGGCAAGCGCCACGGGAATTGCGGCCATGTAGCACATGAAAGCCTCCTTGAATGTATGTCGCCGGTCAGCCGCCGTTGGCCGTCAGGCGTGGCACGATGCCCGTGACGGTGCACGGCAGCGGCATGTCCTGGGCCACGACCACGGTGAGCTCGCGATCCCATCCGACTGGGAACTCGACGATCTTCTCGCCGGTGAAAAGCGGCGGCCCCTCGTCCATCGCGTCCGCGCTCGAACGGAACAGCACCTCGTCGAGCGCCTGATCGCGTCCGACGCGGCAACCCAGGGAATCGAGGAGCCGCACCGCGACGCGGTTGATGCGCTTCTCCTTGGACTGCGCGGTGCCGTCGAGCGCGCCGGATTCGAGCGACAGCGTCTCGAGCAAGCTTCGATACGGCAGGCCGATTTGCGCCAACGCCACCTTGCGGTCGAATGCGACCGAGCCACCCGCCACCGTCTTGTCGGCGTGGGTCGCGCCATCGGCGAGGATCTGCACCGTCTCCCCTTCGAGGTGGTCGAGGCCGGAGACCGCCGTGACGGTCATCCGCCAAACGCCTGCGGGCACCCCACCCGTGGCCGGCAGCGGCGCGACGATCCGCGTCTCCACCTCGGTCGCGCTATCGACGGCGACGATCTCCACGCGCGCGAGCCGCCACGCGCTGTCGGTGCGATAGCGGAAGCGGATCTCCCGCCCGACATCCCCCACATCGAACGCCGGCGCCGCCGCCGTGATGCGCGCATCCGTGGCGGTGACGTCGGTTAACGTGAGATCGCACGTGCCCGGAGTATCGAGCGCGAGGCCGCAGTCGACGAAGAAGATACCGTCTCCGTTGTTGCCGTCGGTCGGCACGAACGCCGGCTGGAGCACCTCGATGAAGCGGTGCGTCGCGCCATCGATCGTGCGCTCGACCGCGAGCCACAGCTCGTCCTGCACCGGCCCGGCGATCACCGCGAGCGCCAGCACGCGCACGTCGCGGCCGCCGAGGATGTGGCGATGCCAGCCCGATACCTGCTGCTCGGGCAGGTACGTGAGGCCGATCAACGCGCCGTCCTCGCCACACCCCCACAGGACGGCGTAGGGCTCCTGCTGCCAGACGATCTCCTTCACCCCGCCCTGGACGACGTGACGCGCCAAAATAGAGAGTTCGGTCGACACGTGTCCGTCGCTTTGAATGGAATAGCCGAACTCCATCACGCGGCGACGGGCGCGCTGGATGTAGAGCACGGCCTGGCCGATACGCACCGGCATGGAATCGGCGCCGCCGATCGTGCTCTCGCGCCGCACGGTGATGTTCGATGGCGTGATCGCCTCGTTGAGAGACGATGCCGCGGCGGTGAACTCGCCGCCGACGGTGCCGATGGCGAGTTCCTTGCCCGACGACAGCCAGCGGATGGCGTTGACCCGATCGTCGGCGATCGTGACGGTGATCGCCGCGTCGTCCTCCACGGTTCCGTCAGCCTCAGATGGCGCGAATGTCTCGAAGTCGCCCGACGCGGAGAACCATAGGGTCTGCGGGTTGGCGAGGCTGCCCGCCAGCACCAGACGTTCCTCGTGGAACGTCACGCAAGTCGGCCAGCCGGTGCCCGCCGTCCCATCGCCAGACCATGCGCCGAGCCGCCACTCGGCGGAGGCAGTCGTGCCGGCGAACGTTGCGCCGACGTCGGCCGTAACTTCCGATGCCGACGTGACCCCGGTGATGCGCGCCCAGCCCCAGGTGGCGCCATGCCGGATACGGAGCGGCCGGCCGACATCAGCGGCCGTGAACGGTGCGAAGCCGGTCGCCGTGATGGTGATACCACCGGTGGCAGCCGACGGCGTCAGGGTCTTCGCCGTGTCGGCATTAACCTCGAGATAAGGCCCATCTGCGGTGACGAGCGCCGCGAGCGTCCAGCTCGTGTGGCCCGTGCGCGTCAGCTTCCGCGGCTGCAGCGCAGGATGGCAGAGGTAGAGCACGTCCGCCGACTGCGCCCATTTGAGGCCGTCGAGGTGCTCCGCCGCATAGGGAGTCGCTATCTCATAGGGGATGCCGGGCGAAGTCTCGATGCGGCCGCCGTTCATGTAGAAGCGGAAGTAGCCGGCCCCAGCCTCGATGACGTAGGCCTGAGTGATGGAGAACTCAAAGGGAATCAGGCGCACGGCGCCGTCGTCCTTGGTTGGCGCGACGTAGCGCGTGCCGGGGCGCCGGGTCGCTGCCCCCTGCACCAGCGGGATGAAGTTTTCCAACCGCTTGCTGGCGTTTGCGTAGCGCGCGAGATCGGTGCGACCATAGAGATGCGGCGACCATTCGCCGCCGTTGAAGCTCGCGAGCAGCGGCGTGACGCGAGTCATGGCCGGCCTCCACGTGACCAGCCGGCGACGAGGTCGTCGGCGCTGCCCTCCTGGGCGTCGGTCGCGCGCGCCTCGGCGAGCTTGGCCTGGTAGATTTCCATCAGCGATTGGCCGAGCGCCGCCGAGGCGGTCAGGCTGTAGGAGAGATCGGCGGCTAGCCGCGTCGCGATCGCGTCGTGCAGCATCGGGTCAAGCAGCGACGGGTCGGCGATGCGCGCGATGTAGAGAACGTTGAGCGGCGCGGGCGCGTCGGTCAGCACCCGCCGCCCTTCGATCTTGTAAGCGCGGCCGAAGTCGACCTCGCCTTCTATCGCCAGGAGCCGCAGGCACGGCTCGGGCGCGGGCCCGTCCGGCAATTGGAACTGGCGCGCGTAGCCCCACGGTGGAGCGTCCGCAAGCGCAGGAAGCGCCGCGCGCCGGATCGCCGCGTTCCACGGATAGGCGCGCAGCACAGCGTCGCGCACCGGCTCGAAGTTGCGCGCGCACAAACGCGCTGCCTTGGTGTTGTCGGCGAGCGACGTCACCGGCTCGGCGCCGAGCATGTCGAGCGCGCGGTTGCAGACCGCGACCACGGAAGTCATCGGATGTCCTCGGAATTGGAAAGCAAAGAAAAACGGGCGGCGGATCGCTCCGCCGCCCGTAGTCGCGGAGGTTGCCCTGGGCTCAGTCGACGACGTAAAGGATGTAGCCGTTGAGCTTCTTCGACGCAGCCCAGGCCTCGCCGAGCGCGGTGGCGACGACGTCGGCATCCGCCGCGAG